CTGATAGTACGATTCAAAGTCGATGTTGTTTGCTTCGTTTATGTATAGGACCTGCCGCCTTGCACCGCGTAGCCTTCCCTCGCTGTCTGCGCTGAAGAACTCGATGGTGCTTCCATTGGCGAAGTGGTAGGTCAGCAGGGTCTTGTTCCAGCGGTCAGCGGACCAGCGTCCTGTAACCTGCATCACCTTGGCGAAGTCCTTGATTGCACCCCTGCGAAGGTGCGGCACGGATTCAGATACAACGCTGATTTCGGTCTTGGCCTTGGCGGCTATGTCGATTAGTATGGAAAGGATGGCGATTGTTTTTCCTGCACTTGTGCCGCCTTGGATGACCTTCTTGCGAGCGGTCATCTGCCGAATGCGCTTTATCGCTGTTGTGTATTTGAAATCCAATCTGATTGCTTAATCTTCTCAATGTAAACCACCGCATCCATCAACTCCTCCTGCAAGTGCTGAATCCACTCGGCAAAGGTCAGGTCATCGCGCTCCATTGTCGTGCCGTACTTCTTTTTGCCCTCTTCCGCTCTTGTCCTAAATTGGTCAATGACTGATTCGACTATCTTGTCACTCATCACCAAATAGCGGTTGTTCGATGTGCAACTTCTGCTCTTGCTTGTCAGCCAAGCCAAGCACCCTGACTGCAATGGCACTGTTGTACACATTCGCGCCACTGCCCTCAACCATATCGCGGTCACAGGTCGCGCGTATGCGTGTAAGGATGGGGAGAAATGCCTTGTGATGCTCTCCTTCTTCCCTTTGATAGGAAGACAAATCATAGCACCACCCTTCTTCTGCAAGGTAGCCTTCAAACCCCCTGAACGTCAATGGCCGCTCTTTGTCGCGGTACACCATTGCGCCATCCTTTCCCACATAATCTTGCACCCTGTACGGATTCGCCTTCGTCCACGCTTTGTAGGTGCAGAACAAATCCCACAACTGTTCGGGACTTTCAAACGCAGGTGGCCTTCCTACCTTTTTCATACCTCAACCGAATTCATTATATCGATTATCTTCTCGCATATCGCCACCTTTGCGTGAAGTGCGTTGGGTGCATCGCAGTCGTTCAGGCTGTCCAATATATTCGCCATATCGGTCATCAGCGCGCCCACGTTCACCAGCTTGCTCATCCGCAAGTCGTGTTCTTCTTTGCTATTTTTCGTCAAGTTCGCCAAGTTCTCTCAATTTATTTCGTGACCATCCCAACGCGGCTTTTCCACCCCAAAGAAGATAGCTGATGTAACCGCAGTCGCTGGTGCTATCTGCGTTGTCGTAGTAGGTTTCTGCGCGTGACAGGTAGCTGTGCATCCGCTTGATTGTTTCAAGGCTTATGCCCTCGCCCGATGCAAGCTGACGCGCCCTGACCTTGCCTGTTTGTGTCGCGCACTTGTTGCCGTTGCGCTCGTTTAGTTCGATGCCACGCCTTGCGTTGTTCCTGACGCCTTGACCATAGTCAGCGTAGGTGTCGGCGAACTTCTGCGATGCAAACTGCCCGGCGCATACAGCCATTCGCTGTGCTGCATCCGGGAACTCAGCAACGGTTGTGCTGTCTCCCATGCACCGATCAATAAACTCGGCTTGGCTCTCTCCAGCTGATGGCTTAGGTAGTGGCATTGATGCTGATGGGTTTGGTGGCGTATTGCTTGTCGATGATGCTGTACATCCTGGTCAGTGCTTCCACAACGCACCCACTGCACCACCAGTTCACCGGGCCATAGCCAAGATGCTCATTGATCTTGGCCAGGCGGTTCACGTCATCAGGCGGGATCCGTAACGTCTGCGACGCCTGGTACCTTTCCAGGTGAACGCGAAGCGCCATGGCTTCCAGCATTTGTTCGGTGTTTAGATCTTGCATAGTTGTACGATTGCGACGGCTGCACCCGATGATGCCAAGCCGATCACTAAACAAAGATACGGAAGGAATGGAAGTGCAACAAGCAAGCCAATCCAAAATGCCAAACACGTCATGCAGTTCAGTGGCTTCATCTTAAAGGCTTGCAATTTGTAGCACCAAGTCGGTAGCACTCGTACCCTGGTCACGGCGATGGATGCTAGTGCGGCGATGATGATGATGATCAGTGCGTTCATAGGTTTAATTCAATGGCTCGTTTTAATCTCTCTTTGATCTTCTCCACGCTGTAGCAAATCGACCTGTATGGTATTCCCGTCTCTCGGCTCAGCAGCTTCATGTTCCATGTCTTCATGTGTTCCAGCAGCAGTGTCTTGTCGTATGGAAATTCGCCCGGCTTGTGCCAACGATCCATCTCCGCTACACATGACTGCCATAGAACGTCAACGGTTGTGTCATAGTTCTCGTCGACTTGATCGTGAGTGTTTTGGTCGTACTGCATGCGCTCCTCCAGGTGCCGGTACTTTTGACTGAATGGTGACTTGTGGCCGCGGTATAGGTTGATCGCCATCCGGACGGTGTAGAAGTGTAGGTAGCCCTGGCTATGCATTGCTTCGATCTTTGCCGGCGGTTTCTCCAGGAGTGCAATCGCAATTTCCTGAGCCAGGTCCTGGCGATAGTTAGCACTCGCGATGTTGCCCGCGATCTTAGCGATTGTACCATCTTCAACCATTTGGCGTATGACTTCGCTTGCATCCACATTGTGGGCAAATATAATCAGCGTCTTCTATTGTTTGTATGAATTTAAATCGCGAGTCATTATTGTGCAACGCCCAGTCCACCACAAGCACGCCGTGATAAACGCTCGTGTGGTTGCGGTTTAGCAGTATGCCAATGGCTGACAAGCTGTATTTGTAGTGATGCTTGCGATACAGGTACCACATCAGCGCGTGCCTTGCTCGTGTAACTTCGGCCTTGCGATTGCCTGTGCAAATCTCCTCAAACGTCACGCCTGTAATGGCTTCGATGCGATTGGCAATTTCAGTGATAAAGGTTGGTGTTTTCATATGTTTAGGGTTTCTTTAAATTGCTCAAAACTTCGGATGATGTAGTATCGATAGCCGGCCGCTTCGATTGTTTCCTGCCATCGCCTTTGCACTTCCGACTGCCTTCCAGTGATGGTCTTGAATTCGATTGCGATCAATCCCGTGTCGCTCAAGTACATCATATCCGCAACGCCCGGCACGACGCCCATGGATTGGTTGATGACTGCACGGACCTTGTTGTCGCTGTTGTTGTTTACCGTGAATAATCGGCCGCGCTCGTGCGGGTAGTTGTTCCAGTGGTAGAGGAAGCACTGCGATTGAATTTTAAATTCTGACACGTTGGGCAGGTTGTGTGTAGGCATTGATATTTTGGTTTAGTTGGATCAGTATCACTTTTCAGTTTAGCTTTGACGAATGCTTCGGCTCTCCATTTGCCGCTTTTGCTTATCAGGCGCAGCCACTTCTCAGCCTCACATCTGCACTTGCATACGTTGTGCAGCACGAATCCACGGCCAATGCCTTGCGGATCTGCTTTGTGCATCCTGGCCAAGTCCTCCAGGCTGTACTCGCTTTTTTTGTTGAATATCTCGTACTGCACTTTCTTCAGGTTTACGGCTGGCATGATCTCCTGCGGCGGCGCTTCAAACTTGTGGCCGCAGCTTGGACACTCTTTGAACGAATTATGACAAAGATACTCGCACTTCGGACACTTTTTGTGCGGCGCGACGCCACCCTTGGCCGGCCGCTTGTCCAAACTCCAAATGCGATCCTCATGCCACGGTCCATGCGTCTCCATGTTGTTGCCGAAGTCAAGGATGGTGAACTCCTTCTTGGTCTCCGTCACTCGGCTACCCCTGCCCACCATCTGCAGGTATAGCGCCAAGCTCGTGGTCGCTCGATACAGGATCACTACCTCAGTTGCCGGATCGTCAAATCCCGTCGTAAGGATGCCCACATTGCAAAGAATTGCGTTGGGTGTGGTCTTATACCACTCGAGGATAGATCGTCGCTCCTCGTGCGTCATTTCGCTATCTACGTGCTTGGCCGGAAGTCCTGCTTCGCGCATCTTACTGCACAGCTCCACGGAACTGTCAATATTGCTGCTGAATGCTAGTGCTTTCTTACCTGGGCAGATCTGCATGTAGTTGCTGATCACGCCTCCGTAGACCTTCCGCTCGCTGTACATCTTACCCATGGCACCTGTGTCGTACTCACCTTTGTACATGCCAACGCCGGCAAGATCCACCGGCACGGTGTAGTAGTTTGGTTTTGCCAGGTAGCCATCGTCAATCAGGTTCTGAATCTTCACCGATTCGACCAGTTGCGTGTAGTGCTTCGATAGGCTCGTTTGCTTGCCGATCCGGATGGGTGTCGCGGTCGCTCCGATCACGTACGCGTCTTTGCGCAGGTATGGGAAGATCTTGTCGAAGGCTGTCTTGTGGGCCTCATCGAAAATCACCAGGTCAATGCTTTTCAGCAATTCCTTCCAGGTCTCGGTAGTCAGTCGGCGCTTCATTGTTTCGATCATCGCTACGTAGCAAGGTGCTTCCGTGTACTTGGTGTCTCCGGCAATGATCTTGGCTGGGTTCAGTTCGAACTGCTGAAGTGCGAAGTGCGTCTGATTCATTAACTCCTGGCGATCGGTCAGGATCATGACCTTCTTGCCCTTGTCAATGGATCTGCGTGCCATAGCGCTGAACATGACGGTCTTGCCGCTTCCAGTTGGACTGCACAGGATCAGGCGGCGATGGTGTTCCTGCATGTGAAAGCGCATCTCTCTGATGGCTGTGTTTTGGTAGGGTCGTAGTTTCATAGGGTCTCGGTGGTAACAGGTGGTAAGAGGTGGTAACTACTTTTTGGCGGTAGTTACCACCGAAATTTCTGCGCTGATTGTCTGCATTCGTTGTTTTTGGGTGTCGGTGGTAAGAGTGGTAACTACTTTTATAGAATAAAGTATATTTATTATATAGTACACATGGTATATGTATGCATGATGTATATAGTTTGAGTTGAAAAGTTTGAAAACCTAGTTACCACCTCTTACCACTCTTACCACTTTTTGAATTTTAGAAGTTCGGTGTGGCCATCTGCGCCTCGGCATAATATATCTTAGAAAGCAGATAGCGGCGTTGTGAGCTGTTTGTGCCGGGGATCTTGATGCTTTTTTTCTCAAAGCCCATTCGCTTCAGGTGCTGACCAACTTTGTAGATGGTGATGCCGGAATTCTTCAAACCGCTATTGGCCAAGATGTATTGATACACCTCAGTGGTGGTCCACCACTCCGCACCTCCAAGTGTGCCGGGTGGATGGAAATACTTTTCAATCAACTCGCATTCAATGCTGACCTGGAAGTTATGCTCGGTCTTTTCGTTCAAGTACTGAATGTCGGTGCTGGTCAGCATCCAGCTGTTTGGATCGTCGTGATAGGCGTGGTACAGCTCCATCCACAATGCGGCCTTGTCGATCGCCTCGTATGCATCCCAGTTGATGTTGGTCACGTTGATTGGAATGATGCGGCGGTTGCCGGTTGGATCGTTGATGACTTCTTCCTCGTTGCTGGTGCCACACAACACGGCGTACCTGGTTAGATCCTCGTGGGTCTTGCCGTATGGCTTGCGGATGCTAAAGATTTGCCGGGATGACAGCTCCTTCAACTTTTTCGCCTCCATCTTTGACTTGCCTCCAAACTCGTCATCGCACAGGATTATCTTCTTGCACATCAAGATCTCATCATCCTTGCCGCCGTCTAGCTTGGATTCACCGTAGTACGACAATAGTTCAGGGGGAAGCAGTTGACGAAAAAAGTTTGTTTTGCCGATCCCCTGCGGACCTGTCAGCACCAAGCACATGATCGAATATTGTCCATGCATGGATGCGACAATCGAAGTCAGCCACTTAGGAAGGAAGCGCCGAATGTATGTGGCGTCATGGACCTGGCTGCTGATCGTGTCGCACAGCAGTTCAATGTTGCCGCTTGGTGTGGATCGCTTGTGCTTGTCAAACCACTGCTTAAACGGATCATACTGCGGCGTCCATTCAGAATCGATGATGTCAAAGACCAGCTGCTTTTTTACCTTGCTGCCCTGCTGATCAATGGTCTCCAGGTAGATTGTGTTCAGCACTCGATCATCTACCGGCTTGCCTTCCAGTTCGTACTGCCGGGTGACTTTATTCATCCGGATGTTGTAGGTGCTGATCTGCGCTTTTAAGGCCTCTAGCATCTCATCTGCTGACGGCTTTTCTATTTCCTTAGCTGGCATCAGGAATGTGTCGTTCACCCGCTGTCCTGCGTCCTTGATGCCTTCCTGCTCAAGTTGCTTAATCGTGGCGCTCTTGGCCTTATCCTCATCCGCCCACCCGCCCTGTTTGCCGATTTTCATCCTGTTGGTTTGTGCGATCATCTGCACGCGCATGGTCTCGGCGGTTTGGATCTCGATGCCGGCATTCCTGCACAGGTACATGAAGGTCGCAAACGTGACCTGTCCTCGCTTGCCTTTGTTGATGATGTCGTACTTGGCGTCGCATGCTTTTGGGTCGTACTTAAGCGACTGACTGCTGACCAAATGAAAAAGGTTTTTTCCTTCCTGGTTGTCACCGTACTTACTGGCGATGGCCATGCCGATCTTCACCCAGTCATCATACGATTCGCATAGGTTGATGCGCTTCTGCCGGATCTGCTCGGTAATATATTCGATGTCCTTGTCTGCATGCACGTAGATCGTCTTGGCAATGAACTTCGGCTTCTCCAGGTAGTGCTTGAAGATGGATGGTAATTTATCGGCCTTGTACAGGTCCGGGTCCCAGCTGACGTATCGTAGCCTGGTGACGTCCTTGCACGACTGATCCACGACCAGGTGATAGGTGTCGGCGATGTACTTGCTCAGGCCAAAGAACGCATCCAGGTGACGCTCCGGGTCGATGCGGAATAGGATCGCCAATCCGTAGCCGCCTGTGCTGGTGAACACGCTGTATGTGTACTTGTCATCCATTAGCGCCTGGCGTTTGGATTGCACGTCCGGGTTGTCTTTGACGTCGATGTCGATGCAGATGAATCCGCTGTGTTTGATCAAGCTTTGTGAATTGCGTTTGCTGAATTCACCGCTAAGCGTTAGGCATTCTAGTGATGCTTTATCTGCTTCTTTGTTACGCACTTTAAGAACTGAATCTTGCCAGGTTCCGTTGCGTATGTTGTCCAGGAAGTTGTCAATGGTTGTGCTGGCTCGCGGCACAGTTTCGCTGTGCGTTTTGAATATGCTGCAATTTATCATCGTTAAAATTTAGAGGTAAAAAAAGCCCCGACAGGTCGCAGGCAGTCGGGGCAAGCCAAGGTAGCGGCTTTGCTTACGTCA